GGGATTCTATGAAGACGAATTGCCAGGCGACACTTTATAACAAATACATCGTCACAGCCACCAGGGCAGAGGCGTACCAGCGAACCGCGTTAGGAGCGGTGTACTGGGAGAACCGGCGCGCGGTGAATAAAATTGCCAGCGGGGGTGACATCAAGTCTGACAAGGTGTTGGTGATGATCCCATTTGCTTTAGGCGCGAATTATCTTGAGCCTGTTGCCTGGCAAAAGCTGTTGAGCAAGGTCGGGAAATGGACTCTGCAAGCTGGTGATATTCTCGTCAGAGGTGCAGTAAATGACACCATTGGCAGCACGTTCACGATCAGTGACCTGAAGAAGAAATATGATGATGTATTGAGCATCACGTCAGTGGATGCGATGGATGCCGGCAGTGAACGGGTGTGGCATTGGGAAGTGAGTGCAGCATGAGCGGTCCGATCATTGAAACTCCCCGGGGCAAAGTGTTCTTGAATAGGGGTGGCACGAAGGCTTCCCTGGTTTGGAATACCGATTTTCAGCCAAAGCACCAGAGGCGGTTCAGTAGAGCGCAGAAGTTCGTGGATAGTGAGGTACTGCGTAAGTGTGAGCCTTACATTCCCCTTTTGACCAGCATGTTGATCAAGTCGGGCATTTTGGGCACGGAGATCGGCAGTGGATTTGTGTCCTGGATCGCTCCGTATGCGAAAGCCCAATATTATTCACCCAGGAAGCCGGGTTCACAAACAGGACCGTTGCGCGGACCAGCCTGGTTTGAACGGATGAAGGCTGTAGATGGGCAAAACATTATGGCCGGTGCAAGGCGAATTGCCGGGGGTGGTGGATGAGCTTGTTGAGCAGCATCAAAGCTTATATTGCCAGCTATTCAAGCCTCGCCGCCGGTGCACCTTTGTGGGTGGATTACCTGGGCAGTGAGCCTACTGGATACGCGATCGTCCCATTGCCGGGCACGAAGGTAGTTGAAACATATTTGGACGGCAGCAGTCTGCGTGAATTTCCGTTTGCTTTTCAGAGCATGGAACTGACTGCGGATGATGCCGAACGGATGGACAATAACGGGTTTTATGAGGCGTTTGCGGACTGGTTGGAATCTCAAAGCCTTGCCGGCAGTTTGCCGACCCTGGCAGCCGGGAAAACGCCCACAGCCATCGAAGCGCTGGGTTGGGCGTTCGTGTATGAAAGCGGAGATTCGCAAACTGCCACATATCGTATTCAATGTAAATTAATTTATGAGCAGAGCGCTTAACCGGCGCATGCAAAAAGGAGTATGAAATGAGTAAAATTAAACGAAGCCAGTTGATGACCTTCTTGAACACGACACCAGAGTCTACTGCGACCTACAATCTGATAGGCAGCGGCGTCACAGCAGGGTCAATCGGGTACAACCCAAAAGTGGAAGAGGAAACTTACATCCACGAGGACAATGCCACCATCACGGTGGAAGGTTATGCCCCCAAACTGCCATTAGAAGCAGTTGCTGTTACCGGGGATGCTGTCTTTGAGTTCATTGATGCGTTGCGCATCGCGCGGGCTACTTTGGCAGATGCTGAAACGGACATCGTGAACGTTTGGGCGTATAAAACAGGCGGTCCAACCGCTTACCCTGCCGAAAAGCAGTCTGTGTCCATTCAAATTGACGAGTTTGGCGGTGATGGCGGAGCGAGCACCAAGATCAACTACACCATCAATTACATCGGCGACCCCATCCCAGGCACTTTTAACGCATCAACCAAAGCCTTCACAACATCCTAAGGAGGTGACATGGGTAAAGTAAAACGGAGTCTGTTCAAGACGTTCCTGAATACAGGCACGATTGAATCACCGGTATGGTCCTTGATCGGCAGCGGTGTAACCGGGGGCGCGATTGCCTATAACCCAAAGGTTGAGGAAGAGCATTACATCCACGAGGATAGTGCGACCGCTGTGGTAGAGGGTTATGCCCCGAAGTATGGCATTGAGGCAGCGGCGATTGCCGGTGATGCGGTGTATGACTATCTGGACGGTCTCAGGATAGGGCGTTCTGTGTTTGACGATGTGCTCACGGAAGTGGTCAATGTATGGGCATATAAGACGCCGATTTGTGGATACTACCCAGCGGAGCGCGTCTTGTGCACGGTGCAGGTGGATGAATTTGGGGGTGATGGTGGTTCATCGGTGAAGTTGAATTACACGGTGAATCTCATCGGTGATCCAACCCTTGGCAGGCTTTTACCAGGCACAACGCCGGTATGGTCCAACCTGGTAACGGTGTCCGCGGGTACAACTTTGACTACGCTGGTGCTGGGATCTGGCACGCTTACGCCACTGTTTGCGAGTGATAAAACGAACCTGTTTTACACAACCAGCATTGCAGCTGCCACGGTTTCGTTAGCGTCTACCAAGTCAGGTGCCACTATTGTGCAGAAGTGCAACGGGACGACAGTAACCCAGGGGGGGGACGCGTCCCTGAATCTGGGTTCTAATACTTTGACGATTGCCGTCACAGCTGGTGGCGTTACCGATACTTATGTAATCCAGGCAACAAGGACTGAGTAAGTGGTTGGTAAAGAGCCAACCAAAGGAGCGATATGCAATCTTTAAAGACTGATGGTGTTGTTGAGCTGGCAATCAATGATGATCCCAACCGGGTGATCTCGTTCGTGCCGGATGACGTTCTGTTCGCCGAGCGGTTCTACAAGCTGATGAGCACTTTGAAAATCAAAGAAGGGGAATACAAACAGCGCGCTGAGGCGTTGAGCCAGAATAAGCGTGTCGATGAGTATGGCATTCCTGAGACCGCACCTGAAAGCCTGGCTTTATTGCATGAGGTGTGTGACTTAATGCGCGATGAGATCGATAAGGTATTTGGCAAGGGAACCAGCCAGAAAGTCTTTGGTGAGTATCTCTCCCTGTACATGATCGAGCAATTTTTCAAGGGCATCACCCCGTATGTGCAAAGCGCACGTCAGAATAACACGGAAAAGTATACCGATCCTGTGAAGGCACGGCGTGAAATTGAGCTGAAGAAACCTACTGATTGATAAGGCGGCCTAATGGGCAATGTTCTGATCGACCGATTACCAACAACTGTTGAAGTTGATGGCAGGTTATACGATATAGATAGTGACTTTCGGACTTGCCTGAGGATCATCCTGGCATTTGAGGATGCAGAGCTGACCAGCGTTGAAAAACAGGTGGTGATGCTGGAAAATCTTTATCCAGAGATGCCTGAGAACATAGCTGAAGCGATAAAACAGGGAGTCGGGTTCTTAGATGGTGGCGAAGCGGATGGCAATCAAGAGGAAAGGCCAACCCGGAGAGTTTACTCGTTTGAAAAGGACGCGCCATATATCTTTTCTGCTTTTCGCCAGACCCACGGGATCGATCTGGAAACGGTCGACTATCTACATTGGTGGAAATTCCTATACCTGTTCATGGATCTGGGTGAGGACACTTTTTTTGTACGCTTGTTAGGATTACGAAAACGCCTGGCAGATGGAAGTGCAACCAAAGAAGAACGGAAATCTGCGCGGGAGATGGGCGCGATAGTGGAACTGCCAGAAGAAGCCAACATGACAGCTGAAGAACAAGAGGAAGTTGATCATTTTATGGCCCTGTTAGATGGGAGCGCGAATGGCTAAAAGAAAAGTTGATGAAACCATCATGGTTGGTAAATCGCCAACCATCATGCAAGAACTTTTGGACACCCCGAAAGTGAAGGCAGAAATGGCGGGGTTGTCACCGGAAGCCCGGGCATGGTATCTGGATCTGCTGGTATCCGAGGGGATCTATGACCAATATGTGAAGGAGCGCAAGGAATAATGGCAGCTGGTTATGATGGCTCGATCACAATAGATACACGCATTGACAGTCGCGGCTTCAACACGGGCATGAAAGCCTTGATGGGCACACTGGGTAAGTTTGCGGGTGTGGTCGGGGTTGCCTTCGGCATTCGTGCAATTGTGAAGTTTGGGCAAACGGCAGTCAATGAGGCTTCATCACTGGCATCGGCGCTGGTCGGATTGGAATCCGTGATCAAGGGGCAGGGAAGAAGTTTTTCAGATGCGCAGGGATTTATTGAAGATTACATCGCGGATGGCCTGGTGCCGGCGAAGAATGCGATCACAGCGTATAAAAACCTGGCAATGCGCGGGTATGACACCTCGCAGATCCAACAGACACTGACCATATTGAAGGATACGGCTGCCTTTGGCAGGCAATCCAGTTATTCAATGGGCGAAGCGGTGCAGAGCGCGACTGAAGGCTTGAAGAATGAGAATTCGATCCTGGTGGATAATGCTGGTGTGACCAAGAACGTGGCAAAGATGTGGCAGGATTATGCAAAAAGCATTGGCACCACTGTTGGTGCATTGACCAAAGAACAGAAGATCGAAGCTGAGGTGCAGGGATTGCGCCAGGAGAGCATCTATCAAACGGGGGATGCTGCCAAAATGACGAATACCTATGCCGGCCAGTTGGCATCGCTTGGGGCAGCATTTACCAGTCTGAAAGTGGCAGTGGGGAATGTGTTCATGCCGATATTGCAGAAGATCATCCCGATCATCATCCAGGTGGTGAACTGGTTGACGATGCTGGCAACACGCGCTGCGCAGGTGATCCAGATGCTTTTAGGGATCAAGGTGACTGCCAGTGGTTATGAAGAGATGGCGGCAGGGGCGGAAGCAGCAGCTGACGCAACTGGAGACCTGGCAGGAGCAACCGAAGGGGCTGGAAAAGCTGCCAAAGGTGCACTGGCGCCTTTTGATGAACTGAACGTCTTACAACAAGACTCCGGCGGTGAAGGCTCTGGAGGTGGTACGGGCGGAGGACTTGGCGGACTGGAAATAGAAGAAGGGGAAAGCCCGTTTGATGCGCTTGGGGATTCGATGGATGGGATCAAAGAAAAGCTGATCGCGTTGTTTGAACCAGCTGCTGAGCCATTTGCACGCTTCAAAGAACAGGTGCTTGAACTGGGGGGGAAGATCTGGGATGGACTGGTGTGGGTTTGGAATAACATCCTGGTACCGATCGGTGAGTGGGCGATCACCGAGGCATTACCGGTATTTCTGGACCTACTGGCAGCTGCGCTGGATGTGATCAACAACACCCTTGACGCGCTCAAGCCCTTGGGGGAATGGCTATGGGAGAATTTTCTGAAGCCGTTGGGTGAATGGGTGGGTGGCGCAATCCTGGACGTCCTTGGCTGGCTGGTGGAGAAGCTGACCAACCTGGCTACCTGGATAGAAAATAATCAAAAGTTGGTTCAGGAAATTGTGGCCGTTCTGGGCGCTTTTTATGCGATCATCCTGATAATAAACGTGGTCATGGCTATTTATACAGCGGTTACCTCAGCAGCTGCGGCGGCGCAATTTGCTTTGATGTGGCCAATTTATCTGATAATCGCGGCGATCGTGGCGTTGATCGCCATCGTTATTGCCATTGTGCATTATTGGCCGGAGATCTCCGCGGCGGCAACTGCAGCCTGGGAATGGATCAAACAAGCCTGGCAAGATGCGGGAGCGTGGTTCGGGGAAATATGGGACGCGATCGTGGGATGGTTTGTGGGTGCCTGGGAGACAATAAAGGGGTGGGCTACCGCAGCCTGGGAATGGTACGTAGGCATCTGGGTTGGGGCTGCGAACTGGTTCAACGATAACGTGCTGCAACCCCTGATCAACTTCTTCAAACCCATTTGGGAATTCATCGCGATCCTTGCCCATAATGCCTGGGCGCTTATTCAATATGCCTGGGAAGTGGCATCTGCATGGTTCAATGAGCATGTCATTCAACCGCTGGTCACTTTCTTTACTAAACTTTGGGACGACATCAAGCAATTATTTACAACCCTTTGGGACGCGGTGGTAGCGGTTTGGACTGTGGTTGCGACCTGGTTCAACACGAATGTTATTGAGCCAGTGGTAGATTTTTTCACCGGTCTATGGGAAAAGGTTTCTGGCGCAGCGTCTGACACATGGGATGCCATCAAAGGCGTATGGGAGGCGGTATCGAGCTGGTGGGAAGAACATGTTACGGGTCCACTGAGTGAGGCGTGGACGAAATTCACGGAATGGATATCTGAGAAATGGAATAGCCTGTGGGACGCGGTTGGCACATACTTGAAGGGTATCCTCAATGGTGTCATTGACATGCTAAATGGTTTCTTGAGTTTTGTTTTTGGCGGGATAAACAAGTTGATCAGCTGGATCAACAGGCTGGGGAGTGTGGTCCCAAAGTGGATCGACATCCCGGAAATCACAGTCCCGCAAATTCCGAGGCTGGCGACCGGGGCAGTGATACCTGCCAATGCGCCTTTTGCAGCCATCCTGGGTGACCAGCGGTCTGGCAGGAACATCGAAACCCCAGAAGCTTTGATGCGGCAGATCGTACGTGAGGAAATGGCCGGCATGGGCGGCGGAAAGCAGGATATTACCATCAATTTTGCGGGAAGTTTTGGGGCATTGATCCGCGAGATGAAACCGTATATTGACAAGGAAAATGTGCGGGTTGGCCGAAGCATGGTGAGGGGGGGTGCCTGATGAGCGATTGTATTGTTATTGATGGTGAAACCTATGATGTGCCTATTTTGAGCATGGCCAGAAGTGCAGATTTTCTGGATAAATACGCAGAACGGACTTTGGACGGAAACTTGAACCGGGAAATTATCGGCGTCTATGTGAACTACCAACTGGCATTCGGCAAGGCTGGCAGCCAATCCGAGTATGAACGGTTGTGGGAAAAGCTGACTGAACCTGTTGAGTTTCATTCCGTGCGATTGCCTGATGAAAAAGGATTTGAAACTTTCATGGCCTACTTTGCCAATATCAGGGATGAATTTGTGAGAGTGGAAGCGGATGGTGTCACGCGCTGGATGAAGGGTTTGACGGTGAATATTATTCGGCGCACGCCGGCGAGGTCCTGATGCCCACTTACCCGAAGATCGTGTTTGGTGATGTGGTGCTCGAGCGGGATGCGATCCAGTCTGCTACTGTGACAGAGGAATTTTCACCGCTGAGCATTACCGTACCCGTTGGGCGTATGGACGTGCAGCTGTATTCTGAAGATACGGATTTTGCGATCGTGAACCCTTCAGGAAAATTTGCCGGGTTGGTAAACAGGCACCCGGTGGTTGTGTATGAAATGGTGTCTGGAAAACCAGTCTACATCGGGCAGTACTACCTGGAAGATTGGGATAACGCAGGCGATAACATCATCAAACTTTCATTCATGGACGAGATCGGTCTGATCGACTCGTTGACCTATAAAGGGGGCATCTGGATGACTGCGACCAGCGTTGGCACGCTGTTGCAAGAAATCTTTCGCGGGTTGGACACACAATATGAGTGTGACCCCGACCTGGCAGCGGTCGAGCTGAGGGGATGGATCCCGATCTGCACCTATCGTGAAGCAATTCAGCAAGTGGCGTTTGCAGCTGGTGCTTATGTGCTGGCAGCCAGGCAAGAGGGATACCTGAAGTTTGGGAAATTAGAGCCGGCATCCTCAGTCAAGCGTGGGATCCGCTGCGGGGTGCCGTTGACTGGACAAACCCGAGTGTACCAGAAACGTTGGCGAAAGACAGAGTGGTTTGTATTTTCATCATCCAATGCGGTCACCCGGGGCATTTGTTGTGGCGTACCGAACGCCGGACAATCCAGGGTGTACAAAAAAAGATGGCGCGCATCGCAATGGGACAAATTGGAGCCTGTGATCACCATCCCGGCATCAGAACAAGGCGTGGTGCGTGGCTTGGGTTTGCGTCCCCAGGTGACAGGCGTGGAGGTCACCTTTCATGATATTGTGGCAGGCAGCGGTGATAAAACCCTGTATGAAGGTGAATTGGCTTCCGGATCACATGAAATCACATTCGGGCAACCCATGCACACATTGAGTGTGACAGGTGCGACCATCACAGAGAGCGGTGCGAACTATGCCATCCTTACAGTTGAAAGTGCGGGCGAAGTGAGCCTGACCGGGAAAGTGTATGAGGATACCCAGACAGTGCATGGGGTGTATATGTCTCTGCCGGTTACCACAAAAGAGAACATATTGAAAGTGACGGATGCCACCCTGGTCAACTCGACCAATGGTGCGGTGCTAACCCGCAGGCTTTATGACTATTACCAGCAGCGCTATGTGCAAAAGCTGAAATTATTTGCACCGACAATCAAACCGGGTGGATCTGTGATCCTGGATTCGCTGTATGGCCGGTCTTTAAAGGGCGTGGTTGAAAAAATGAGTTGTGACCTCTCAGGCGGTTTTTTGGTGCAGACAGAGGTTGTAGGCATTATCGATTAATGGTTGGCGATTTACCAACCATAAAGGAGTTGGATTATGGCATATATAAAAACAGTTTGGACGGACGAGGTTCTGGCAGGCGCGGAACGATTCAACATCAACACAAATGCGGGTACGCCAATCTATGAGAATGTGGAAATAGAGCTTGAAACGGTGGTTACCACACCAGGCACGAGCATTGATGCAGCTGCGCTGAACAACATCGAGGAGGGCATCGAGGCGATATCGGAAGGTGAAGCTCTATCCGTTAAAGGCGTAGCGGGTGGATCTGCGGGCGATGTGGCAGACATCGAGGCTGCCAACGACCATGAAGTTTTAAGACGCTCCGGGTCGGGCATTGGGTTTGGTAAGGTGGCGAATGCCGGCCTGGTGGATGCCAATGAAGCCATACACCTGATCCTGTTTTACAGCGACGAGGATGTTGAAGCAGGCGATGGCAAGATGTATTTCACGGTCGACCCATACCTGGACGGGGCAGCGATCGTGGACTTTGACATTGCGGTGATCACACCCAGCACAAGCGGGTTGGTGACGGTGAACGCATACAATGTGACGGATAGCGTGAATGTGCTCTCTACCGCTGCCACTATTGATGAGAATGAACGCACGTCCATGACCGCTGCAACTCAGCCTGTGATCGGGAACCCGACATTGGCAGCAGGCGACCTGCTGCGTTTTGATGTGAGCATCGCAGGAACTGGCGCGATGGGACTTGAGGTGCTGATCAAGGTGGCAAAGCCATGATCATCGGACAGAAACGAAGAGCAGCTGGCGGGTTCCTGGTTCCTGCAGGTGGTGAAATCCTGTGGTATGGACTGGCAGCAGCGGTGCCGGCAAACTGGGAAATCGTTACCTACGCGTATGACTGCTTTGTGGTCGGTGCAGATACGGGCGGCGCAACAGATACGCCAGCAGGCTCAAACGAACACTTTCACAGCAACCCGGCGGCGAGCGGGGAAGAACCCAATCATAACCATCCCATCACCGGTTACATGGGCGCTGCAAGTGGATCGGTTGATCATTATTCCACATCCAACGTAAATTCAGCCCCGGTTGGCCACACTCATGGGGATACTCCAAGCACATCTGGTGCAGGCGGTATACACGCACATCCATTATCTGCCACAAAACCCACAACGGTATATCCGCCTTATGTAAGGCTGTACCGGATAAAAGCCATCAGATCGACTGCCTTCCCGGTTGGCGGCATCATGTGGTGGGATGATGTGATCGCGAACGCGCCAGGCAGGTTTTATATCTGTGATGGCGCGACCCATAACAGCCTGGTAACACCTGACCTGAGAGAGCAGTTTGTTTATACAGCTGCGGAGGATGCAGATGTGGGCGAGACCGGCGGGTCTGAAACGCACGTACACGAAAATGAGGTTCTGGGCGCAGCTGGGGGACACGCGCATGGCCTGTCAATCACCATGCCGGGTACTTCATCGGTAAAGAATGCATCTGATTATGGTGGGGTAAGCCTTTCAGCTGGGGGGCATCCCCATGTGCTGAGTGGAACCAGCGATGCGGATGTCAATCATACGCATGAACTGGATGTTACTGAAGCGGCAGCGAGCCTGCCACTTTACCTGATGCTGTATTGCCTGATGAGGACGGAGTGATCATATGCCATTATTAGATATGCCAGTAGGCTCAATAATCGAATGGAAAAACGGGGCAATCCCGTCCGGGTGGGCGGTGTGTAATGGTGCTGGTGGGACGCCGAGCCTGGTTGGAAGGCATCCCAGGGGAGCATCGATTGATGGTGATTTACGGGTGACCGGCGGGGCAGCTGCACATTCGCACGGTAATCCGAATGCGGCTGAACGAGCGGCGCATAACCACGGAGGGTCGAAGTCTCCGTCTATGAGTGCGGGGTCAACTGTAACGGGCACCGTGGGGACGGGGGTGACGGCGGCTTCGCCGGGGCATGGGCATTCAAAGTCCATTGAGATCGACCTGGCAAATGCACACCCGCACAGTGTTGGGGATACTTTGTCTGCAAATTTCACGCCCAGGCACATCAAGCGGGTATTCATCCGGAGGATGTCATGAGCGACAGTAACCTGTTCAAATGGGACAGTGGGAGATCTCCGTCGGGAATAGTGTTCGTGCCACTGACTTCGCCGTTGACAAGCACGGACTGGGATGGCGATAGTTTCAGCACGACCGCCAAGACGTTGATTGACTTATCGGCAGTGTTCGGTGTGCCTGCTGGGGTGAGTGCGGTGCTGGTTACTATTGGTGCAAACGATAGCGGTAGTGCTGCTGCTCAATGTTGGTTTTCATTAAATCCGACCACTTATGATAACCACGCTCTGCTTAATTACTTGCAAGGTGTTCCAGATGACGTGTTAAGAGTGATAAGTGGCATTGTGCCTTGTGATGAAAACGGTGATGTTTACTATCAATGTATTGCGACAGGTGCAGGTACACTTGATATTATTTTAAGTATTTGGGGTTACTGGTTATGAAAGAGAGGATGAAATGAAAATAATTGACATTAGTGCATGGCAAGACCCTGCGAAGATTGACTACGCAAAGATAGCAACGCAGGTTAATGGTGTGATACTTCGGGGTGCTTATGGCATTTGGAAGGATACACGCTTCGCTCAACATTATGCGACATTCAAGAGGTTGGGCGTTCCTTTGGGAATCTATCACTATCTTGTGGAGTACAAGTCAGCATTAGAACAGGCTGGTATATTCTACAATATCGTGTCAGGCGTAGGCGTGATAGATGACTTCAAGCTGGGTGTCTGGTGTGATGTGGAGTTAGAGCTGGGCGCTATACCACTCACACGCAAGACGGTTGATACTTATATCAATAGTTTGCAGGGTAGAGGGTTGTCGGATATTGGGATGTATTCCAGTCGCTATTACTGGGACTCGATAATGAAAACCGATTACTACAAGAATCAGAAACTGTGGATTGCAAACTACGGTGCAACCAGTCCTGCTCTACCTGCAACTGGTGGATGGACTAAATGGTGGCTGTGGCAGTACACAAAGTATGGGGTACTTGACGGATATGCAGGTGGTTTAGATACGAATCACTTCTGGGGCACACCTGCGGATTATAACGCGTGGGTTGGCAAGGTCGTGGTTGACCCTGCCGAGCCGAGAGTTCCGCTTTACACGGTTGAGTGCATCGCAACGGTTATGATGAACATTCGTCAGCAACCTTTCGTGGCGAACAACATTGTAGGTACTTTGAAGAACGGTGAAAAGCGGGATGTTTACGCAGAGAGCAACGGATGGCTGAACATCAAAGAAGGCTGGATTTCAGCAGCGTACACTATTCGGGTGACTGATATTCCAGAGCCACCAGTTGTTTTATCACTTGAAGAAAAGGTTGAGCGATTATGGCAAGCAAATCCGCAATTACACTAATGGGCTGGTATCGCATTGACGGTGGGTGGTGTTCAGGCTGGTCGGGATATTGGGAGGTGCATTGAGTGGGGACTAAGTTGCTATTGCGTAAATACCATTGGTATTTAGCCGGTGGAGTATCGCCGGCAAGTCATATTGCACGTTATCAAGCCATCGGTGCTGCTACTTACGCTGCAAGTAAAGTCAACCTCGCCAATCCAGGCACAAACGACCTGACCTGTTCCAGCGGAGATATGGCTTGGACAACCGAGAATGGCTGGCTTGGAAATGACAGTCGTTATCTAAAGACTGGCATCGTTCCAACTGGAAGTTATACGGTATATGTTCATTTCTCTGACCTAACAAAAGTAGGGTCAAGCGGACTGTTTGGGGCAAGCGCAAGCGGAACGGGCATGTACATCTATATTAACGATTCACAATTTACCTATGCCGCCAATTATAAAACCGCCACTAATACTATCCCCATGCCACAATATAACGATGGTATTTTATGTATGGCTGGTGACAAAGTTTATTATAATGGGGTGGAAATCGGTACTGTTGCAACTCAATATGATGGGGCTGGTGAATTGGTGTTTATGGCAGCTTTAAGTGGCGGTACATCTCCTGCCATTGTGAAGATAAAGGCTGCGCTTGTTTACAATACCAAACATTCCGCAGCGCAGGTGGCGTTAATTTCAGCAAACATATTGACAAATACGAGTATGTCACTTTCCATTACATCCCCAAGTCGCAGTCAGGTCATTCAACGTTCTGGAACAACTGGAACAATATCAATTACAGGAACGCTATATGGGGCTTCTGAAGCAAAGACCATAGAGGCAAGCTGGAACGGGGGTTCTTATGCCGATATTGCCACAGGCGTAACAGGTGCTTTTAGCGGTTCTCTCACAGGTCAATCACAGGGGCAGGGCGCATTAACTGTGCGTGTAAAGGGAACAACGGTTGCCGAAGTTATAAACTGGGTAGGGATTGGTGACGTGTTTATTGTGGCTGGGCAATCCAACGCTTCTGGTAGAGGAACTTCCGATTATGCGGTTTCACACGCAACGCTAAAAGCGGGCAATTTTGGAAACGACTACACCTGGAAAAATCTCGGATATGCTCAATACTTCGATAGTTATTCTGCTCAAGTTGATACCGTTTCTTCAGATGTATTAGCAAAGGGTAATGCATGGACACGGATGGCGACCACTTATTTAGCTGATAGGTCAATCCCATGCGCTTTTGTTCCTTGTGCAGTTGGAGGTAGCTCAATCACTGCATGGCAACCAGGGGCTAATCATCAAGACAGGACAACGCTTTATGGCTCAATGGTTTATCGGGCATTGCAAACAGGCTGTCTTGGTGTGCTGTGGTGGCAGGGAGAACAGGATGCAGCAGCAGGAATGAGTGCTGTTGATTACAACGCTTATCTTGATACTCTCGCCAATGCGGTCAATACAGATTTAGGCGTGAAACTTATTCCGTGCAAACTGCATAATATTGTTGGTGCGGCTACTCCAACAGCAGTTACTGAAGACAACTGGAACGCCATCAACAGCGCAATAGGAACTGCATGGGCAGATAACGCCAACGTTCTGACCGGACCAGACCTGTCCAGTTTAACAGCAGAGGATACAGCTCACATGCACTTGACTGGCGATGTTGCGCTTCTTGCTGCTGGTCAAGCATGGTTCGCTGCGGTCAAACTTGCTTATGGATGGACATAGAAATTAGGAGTAAATTATGACAGGACAATTATCACCATTAGCTCAGGGAAAAGCGGCAGGGGCAGTAGCGCCCTATGGTTCGCTGGTACTCAAAACAGGGCAAACCACACAGTACGACTCTGAACTGGACGATGGGTATTATGAGAAGGGCGTGGCGAAATCTTACACCGTCAATACTTCAGGGGCGCAGTCAGGAACAAGCAATGTAGACTTGACCCATCTGGTATCAGACACAGGAGCATTCACGTCAGGGAATAAGACCTATACCGATACAGAAAAGTGTGGAGTGTTCAAAGCAGCAGGCGGGGAAACGATTGTTATTTCTGGAAGTGCAAGTAACAATGGTGTATTTACAACTGTGAGTGCGACAGCTAATACCGTTGTGTTTTCAGAAGCAATAACCGATGAAGCCGATGCACCAGAGACCACATTCAAAAAGCGTGAAGCTATCAGCAACAACACGGTGCTGGACAATAACACAGGATTGACATGGTTGCGCTATTTTGCGACAAAACTTGGAGCCGCTGGAACAGGTACTATGCCGTGGTCAGGTGTTGTTTATGACATATTTCAATATTGTGCGGTGGCAAATGCGGCAACATTGGGTGGCTATACTGACTGGAGAATACCAAATGCATTTGAATTGCTCACCCTATTGGATTTCGAGTATCCGGGTGGTGCTCCCCCCACAGCCATATTTCCATCTTTCCCGACCAATGTTTGGACAAGCTCTGTTGCGGTTGCTGACCAGACAAAAGCCAAATATATCATGTTTACTACCGGACAAATGTCTGAGGTCGCCAGGACAAACCTGTTTATTGTTCCAATGCTCGTGAGGGGTGGGTAATGATAATTCTATTGGATGCACGGAGGACTAACCTATGACAACAGTCTATAAATTCAAGGCTTACTACACAGATAGCGGAGTGGGTGCGGTTCAAGACCCAGCTCCAACCTGCACAGTTATCAACATGGCAGATGACAGCAAACTGGCAGACGCACAGGCAACAACCGCAAGCACGAATATGCCTGGCTTGTACTCGTATGAGTATTCAGGCGCAGACGGATTGGATGTGGTGGCTTGTTTCAAAACATCTGACCCGGGGTGCGACGTAAAAGAACTGGCAAGCTATGTAAGCGAGAAGATAACTACGAACCTGAATGCTGATGTGGCTGGGGTTGAAACAAAAGTGGATACTATTTACGCAGAAATGGCAGATGTATCAGACATCACAACGCCACTGGCTGCAATTGATGCAAAGACAACCAATTTACCTGCGAGTCCTGCTCCTGCAGATGAGTACGATGCTGACTTTACGCAAGTAGTTGAACTGCTGTACTCGATAATGGGTGGTGAGGGTTGGACTGATGAAACGCTGGTATCAATTCAAGCAGCGATCGAGGCTATTTCCAGTATTGACGAAGCGGGTGTCCGGAATGCAATCGGGCTGGCAGCTGCCAACCTGGACACACAGCTCACAAGCATCCCGAAGGGGACAACAGTCTACGACGGGAAGACGCTGACCGAGTTGATCAAGCTGGTATCAGCGGTGCTGTTGGGCAAGCTCTCGGGTGGTGGGACCGGACAACTGGCATTCAGGGACATTGCAGACACCAAAGACCGCGTGATCACAGATGTTGACCTGGCAACGGGTGACAGAACCACACAGACTCTGGACGGAGCATAATGGCTGATTACATTCAGACCCGGGAGTACTGGGCAAACACCTATTGGGGTGGCGCCTACTGGGGCGGGATAGCCTGGCGCCATGCCGAAGTATTCCGGGCGAATGTGGTTATGAACATGAGTGTGCCTGAGAATAAGAATAGTAAATTGAGCCGGGCTGTCCAGGAAGATGTGATCATGAACCGCTCGGTACCGAGCACTTACGAGGAATTGGAGGAAGTATGACAGATACAGTTATTCACCTGGGTGATGTTGGGACGATATTCGAGCTGACGATCGTTGAGAATGACGGGGTGACCGCGGTCAACGTTTCAAGTGCGTCGGTGAAGAAGATCTATTTCATGGATGCAGCCGGCGTGAAAAAGAACGCAACAGCCATCTTTACCACGAATGGATCCGACGGGAAGATCCGGTACACGAGTGTGGCCGGGTTTATCAACTCGATCGGCATGTGGTCGATGCAGGGGTACGTTGAGATCGGGACCGCGAAGTATTACTCTGAGAAGACCGGGTTCAAGGTCAACAGCGTCTTATCGTAGTATTGTGTAACGGGGCAGAACAGCTCCCCTGGTTTGGGGAGCTGTTTGTGTCCTTGGATGACAATGATATGATTTACTATATGGTTGGTAAAGAGCCAACCACGCTGGTTGGTAAAGAGCCAACCATTATCGAACAAACAATCAGACAGTCTGTTCTACAATGGCACCAGGCGCAAAATTTGGCGGTTTTTTGGTATTTTCAGGCAATGTTTGAGATAGATACTCACTCAGGTCGCTGGCGATGGTTGCAGAAGGTGTTTCTGTGATGGTCACGAATTCCAGGGGCTTGACCTCGCTGACGCCGTTGGCATACTTCTCAAAGGCGCGTTTATCCAGTTTGAGGGCTTCGGCGAGATTTGCGATGCAATAATCACGTGCCTGGAGCTCATCGTAGACCAGGGATCTTGAGACGCGGACGCCAACACCTGGGGCGGGTTTCTTGTTGCCGGTGTGGGCGTAGGCTAAGAGGGTGAGCTGATTGATCTCGTCTCGCAGGGTGGTGATGGTTTGACCCACGGCGCTGGCTTCGACCAGGAATGCTTCCAGGGTCTTGTACTCACTGGTCGCCTCCAGTATCTCTTTGGCCGCTTTTATATCTGCGCTCAGCCCGGATGACCGTTCATTGGCTTGTGCCAATTCCTTCAATTTTTCTTGTACTTCCAGTATGGTTTCCGATAACATTATTGCTCCTTTTCTATTTTTTGAGGTTGTTCGTAAATGGTTACTGTATCTTCACGAGCTTGCACCCTGGCAAGCACTGCTTCAAAGTGACCCTCATAAATCGGATTTAAGCCAAAGCCTTGGACGATCTGTTGGTGGCAGCCAGGGCATTCGTGGAGATCTGCATTCCAGATCTTATATGGCTGCGGTGGATCCAAGAACATTTCGATCGCAAAGATAGACTTGACGATGCGGAACTCTAATTTGCATTTGACACATATTACATTCATTTCTACTTTTCCTTCCTCTATCTCCATTGGTTGGTAAATCGCCAACCACCTTCGGGGGCATGGTGACTGGCCATGCCCCACAGGAGAAAAGAATGTGCCTTACTCAAAGAGTAAGAATAAGGCCTGATGAACCTGGTGGACTTGTCGCGCAATTGCATCCGGACGAAACGATCCATCCATTGAAAGCGCAGGTCACCAGCGATGTTGTCACTAAACCTATCAAGCGCCCATGCCATGAACATATCGGCGAAGTCCTCCGAGTAGGTTTGACCGGTGCCTGGAACGGTAGGCGGGTGTTGCATGTAGGGGCGCTCAATTGAGGGATAGCCCAGGGATGTGCGCTCGTACTTGCCGGTAAGGGGGTTGATGCCAGTTACATGGACATATTGCCCCTGAGCACCAAAATAACCCAGGTTGAGGTCCAGTTGATCAAACGAGAGGTTCTGTTGGACCATGAAACGGTGCCCCAGCTCGTGGATCAGCAAGCCGTTTGCTTTTGGATCAGAGAGGGGATTGATGCTGCCATAGCAATTCAGTGATGCCCAGCAGGAGAAATTGGTGTCACCTGTTTGATGATAGACAAATTCCAGATCACCAAATATGGCAGGCAATACTTTCTCTTTTGGTATGCCGGTGATGCGACTTAGCCTGGTGATCAGTGGCATCAATTCTGAGAGCAACTGTTGTTCATCGAAACCGATCGCAGAAATACCATATTGCTCAAGCGATGGATCGCCGTTCGGCAGCGGGTAAAACATGTTGGTGATGATCAGGGCGATGGATAGCATTTGCATCATGGCTGGCAAATTCCTAAAGGAGAATACGCCTTACTAAAATAAGGCCTTTTGTCCCTGGGCTGCCAGGGCTTGAGTGAAAACACTTGCCAATTCCTGCCTGGCAAGTTTGGAGATGGCAAAGTTACCGGAGCCGTCCGGGTTCTTCTCGGGTTTGAGCCAATCGAGGGCTGCGAGTACCTGGGCATCGGTAAGATCATTGGCGGATAAATTACCAAACAGGTAACTTTGCACAGCATGCCGCTTTTGATCATCACCACCGAAGTGTTCAGCCAGTAGCGCAATAAGCAGTTTGCGTTCTTTATCGCTGGCTTTGCCCTGGGTGTAGGTATTGGCGTGTTCCACGAGCCTTTCCTTGAGCACATTCGGGGCGTACGGCCGTTCAGCTTTTATTTCAGGCTGGGGATCATCCTCCTCCTCGAGGATGGTTACCTCACCTTCGATGAGATCGCCATCCTCCTCCGGATCCTGGTCTGGTTCGCTTTCGCTGGTATCCTGGTCTTCTTCCGGATCCGGGGCATTGGCGGGTGGTGCGAGCAATTCCTGCACCTGAGTACCTGCACCCAGGGTGCTCTCGGACATGCGGGTGACCATCTGCTTGACCCAGGAGGGATCGATCTTGATATTGAGCAGCCATTTTTGGATACGGCGCGGACCATTGGGGGAGTTCCAAAGGATGGATTGGAGGGCGCGAAATACATTGATGCGCACACCCGCCACACGTCCACCGGTGGCAGATTCGGCAACCGCCTGGACGGCAGCGATATTGTTCATGATGTTCAAGCTGTCGTAATAGCTGTTTGACTTGAGCAGGAACCAGACGAAATCTTCCATTTCCGGGACGAACAACTTCACCCTGGTATTGGCCTTAATGGGTAGTACTTTAGTATTACCGTTGTGGGCTGTGTAGGTAAGATTTGGCGTTTCGTATGGATCAAAATCAAGTTTGGCACCTGGTGAGATCGCTTCACCATTTCTGACCAGGTATTCACCATTTTGAGGATCCCGATGCACGATCACCTGGCCATTGACGGCTTTGAATACCAGCATGCCTGCCTGGTAGGCTTCGGAGCTGATCTCGTAGCAGGCGGATAGGTCATTGAAGGGCAGCATGGCATTAATGGTGGTTGGAGTGAGCGTGCCATAGAGTTCGAGGAAGCGCTTTTCATAGCGTTCCATGCCGGGCTCAAAGACCACGCGGAAGAGCTGCTCGAGGTCCTTGCCGACCGTTTCATAGGTCTGGCCATTCTTGGTGCGCTGTTGTTTGGGTCCGCCTTTGCGGATGATCGCCACGGTTGGGAAGGCGATCTGTTGTTTTCTGATTGCAATTTGGTTGGTCATTTTATTTTCTCCTGTCTAAAATCCTAATTGGGCATTCAATTCAGCAAGCGTGAGCTCGCTGGTGTTGCTGATAACAACGGTCTCTTTTTCTGCATCCCATTTGCCATCCCACTTTTGTTCGGGTCCGCGTTCACGTACCCAGGGGAGGGCGGTTTTGAGATCGCGCCAGAGCTGGTAGCGCTCCTGGATCGCCAGGAATTCGGTAGCCTCGACATGGTGCTTGCTGACAAAGCCACGACAAGGGCAGCCGGGCGTCTGGCAGGTGATTTGGTAGATATGTGATCCTGAATTGGTGGATTCTCCGGAAAAGACCTGGAAGAGGGTACCCCAACAATTCGCACACACATACCCGCGACACACACGCTCCTGGTCGATGGCATCAACTCTGACGGCCATCATGCCCTTCCTTTTGGCCAGCCGGGGTCGTTTCCCACAGGGCATAGTCGATGACAAGGTGACATTGCCGGCAGATCTTGCAGCTGGCAGCATCATCGTGGATCCAGTAGGTGTTGGTATGGGGGCAATTGACTTTGAGCGTGCCATCCAGCCCCTTGACTGCGAGAACGTGCTTAGTGGTGGTAGCGGTCATGATGCCACCTCTGAAGGAAGTTCACGCTGGGCGTTGAAGAGGGTTTGCAACTGGTGCGCTGTTTCGGTAGCCGCGAACATCTGCTGACGGTAGGCTTCGGCGGCTTGCGGGTTGATATAGCTGGCAGCCAGGTAGTGGTCAGCGAAGAAATCAGCCTGGCTCCAGGCTTCTTCACATTCCCACTGTTCGATTATGGTTGGTAAAGAGCCAACCATTATGGCTTGATGGGTATTTTGGTCTTGCGAATTTAGAACAGATGTACTATAATGCGCTTGTGATTCGGTCATTTTTCTCTCCTGTATGGTTATTAGCTTTTCAACTAACGGTGTCTGGCCGTCTTTACTATCTATGATTATACACATTCTTTGGAATATGTCAAGTATTTCATAGAGGTATTTAATAAAGTATTTCTATAAAACACTTGACATTTACAAAATATTGATATACAATCTTTTCATACTTCAAGAAAGGAGGTCAAATGGGTAAGAGAGTAATTAGAGTAAAAGTCCCCGAAATTCTGAAGGCAAGAGCGCTTGACGCGTACGATCTGATGTTTGGAACCCGGATTAGCTTGAACACGGCCCAACGATGGGCGGATTTGGAATCAGCCAAGACTATTACCAGGGTTGATTTAGAAAACCTGGTAAAAATTGCAGATTATCTTGAAGTTGGAAATATAGCTGACCTTCTGGACTTTGTGGACGACGAGTAGTTAAAATTCAAGTGGCGCACCGTAAGGCACGCCACTTGGTTTTACTCCCTGCGGCCAGACACCAAACAGGAGAGTGTGGATTATCAGCCCCGAAAGGCTGCTGATCCCAGCCCCACCGAACCTCAGTTCATCAAGGCAACTCCTACCAGGGAATGCACCTTAACAACCGAATATGGGTCGAAATACCGAAGCTCGGTGGTTTTAATGTTCACGGGCGGTGAAGATTAAAATACCCGTAAGTCGGGGTGGGCGGACTTGAACCGCCGACCTCAAATTACGGGACAATTAATGTACTTAATGTTAATGATATCACTTTCTTTAACATTAGGAAGCATTGATCCGCCAATTGATTACAGGACTGGCCTTCTTGTGTGCGGTGGCCACATCTGATTGTGCGATGTCGAGATAGCGCTGAACCATCATCAAAGTTGAATGTCCCAGGATGCGTTTGAGGGTGAAGATATCCCCGCCGTTGCGCAGGAAGTTGATCGCAAAGGTGTGGCGGAAACGATGGCAGTGGACGTCACTGATGCCGGCATATTTCTCCAGGCGTTCCATCAGGGATGATAGGGCGGTATAGCAGAAGGGTTTGCGTGAGATGTTTGAGGCAAACAGTGCATCCCCGCCGGCAACTCCCTCGACAAATATTTTACGTTTGATCAGCGCCTTGAATATGGCTTTTTCAGTTGGATCCGAGATGGGTACGATACGGCTTTTCTTGCCTTTGCCACGGCGAATGTGCAGGGTGCCATCCTCCCAATCGTCCAGTTTTAGAGCGGTAAGTTCCGTGGCTCTCATGCCGGTATCCAGCAGGACCATGACGATCGCCCGGTCACGTGGATAACGGCAGGCCTTCAGAACTTTGCTGATCTCATCCTCGCTGAAGGGGATGATGCGGGGGGTGACATAGGATGGGCGTTTGATCTTGCGGATGATATGTTCTTTGGCATAGCCATTTTCAAAAGCCCAGGTCCAGAGTGAGGAGAGGGCGGTGTGGTAATTGCAGAGGGTTTTATCGGCAATGCCATCCTGGTCACCAAGGAATTGGCGGACCGTGGCAGCATCAATGCCGGTGAAAGGCACATCCTGGCCAGCAAACACCTGGAACTTATTGAAGGTGTTCTGGTAATCGTCAATTGTCCAAGGGCTGTAGCGTTCAGCTTTTTTGGCACCGACATAATCCTGGATCACCACGGATAAAGTCTTACTCTTTTTGAACAACAACTCTTCCATGCTCCGAGAATAGCATCATTACCCCGATCTGTCACAAATTTCCGACCCGTTTTAATTACCGGGATTTACTATTTTATCATTAAGTAGAAAGGATGTTCTATATTATGAACAGGAGAATCAGATTGCTTTTTGTGATCGCCTATGTATTGATAGGCATCTTATTCATGTTGTCGCTTTATATGCTTGCGGGAGGTGTCCTGTGATCACCATGTTTTTGACGATGATCATTGCGCTGCTTTTGGGGATGGTGGTTTTTCTGATCGACCAGCTGGTGAAAGCGAAGGATCGCCAGATCGATCAGCTGCAAACTGAGCTTGAAACCCTGGTTGAGCGCAAGCGGCATACCGGGGCAACGATGGCCGGGCTTGAGGACGCGATGGCCACGCTGATCAACATTCAGTACAACCGTGAGATCGACAATCATCGTTTGGATTTTGCTTTGAACACGCTTCAGCAATTGCGCAAGGGACCTTATGCGTACGATCCAAACAAAAAATCAGGAGAAAGAGAGGAGTACAAATGACATACGAACCAATTTTACAGAGTGACCCCCTGGTTGCCCAGGTGTGGGAAATTATGCAGGCTCACAGGGGATATGGACAACGGATAGACCGTAACGTGTTGACGGTTGCTGTTTTCAAAGAGGTGAACGACAACAACGACCGCAAGGTGCGGGATGCCTTGGCGGAGCTGCCGGTGATCTGGGATGATGGTTATTTTATTCCTGTGACCCGTGAGGAGGCGGAGGTTTACATTGGGTCCATGAAAAGCCGGCAGGCGCGTATCGGGCAACGCTTGTTTGTTTTGGACACTTACTTCAAGCAGTCGCAATCGCCGGCGAGACAGATGACGCTGAACGAGGCTTTGCGATGAGACCGGCTTCTCTGACCTATGCCGATATTGAAGTTTATCGTTTTATCCTGGCATTCAAGAAATCGCACAATGGTAACTCGCCATCGATGCGGGAAATTTTGGAAGGGACGGGAAGCGCATCCACCAGTACGGTTAGCAAATCAATAGGCAAGCTGGTGAAGCTGGGCTATCTGAAAATGGACAACAGCAAGGCGAGAAATATTTCGGTCCCTGGCAGCGTTTGGGTGCTGTCATTGAGCATAAAAGAACCACAGGCAGGAGAAGAACTATGAGATACAAAGATCTGGTTATGAACTTGTATGGTATGGAGGGAGGAAATTTGGAGGACGAAATCCAAAAGGGTGTGATCGCTTTTGCGAAAAAGCACGGGGCTATTCCGGATGTGGTACTGCTGCATCCAAAGCGGATGCCGGATTTTGCCGCGTTTGAGGTAGAGGACGAGGCTACCGGTGAAAAGCACCTGGTGAAGCTGGTGGCTGATCCCGGGCAGCTTTTGGGTTGTTTTACAGTTGGTAAAGAGCCAACCGCCTTGGTTTGTAAAACGCAAACCGCTTCGGTTGGTAAAGATCCAACCACACCTGCGGCGGTTGGTAAAGAGGAGAGCGAAGATGGCGCGCGGTAGATTTATTTCCAATTCTGTCATTACCGATAGGGCAGTCAATCAACTTTCATCAGACACATGCCGGCTGGCATTCACCTGGTTGATCACCCTGGCTGACTGCGAGGGGCGAACCCAGGGCGAACCAGAATTACTCCTGGCTTCACTTTTCCCAAGACGCAGGGATGTTACACCTGAAATGATGGAAGATTTCATCAAGGAATGGTGCGATGCCGGATTTATCGTGTGGTACTCCGGAGACGATGGTGATCGCTACATCCAATTTGCGAACTTCTTCAAACACCAGGTTGGATTGCGCAAGGAGCGCGAGCAGAAAAGCGCCATTGTGCCGCCTGATGAAAGCAGGATTATTGCTGGAGTGGTGACGGATGAACTCCGGAGTATTGACGGAAAAAATCGGGTTAATGTTAATGTTAATGTTAATGAGAATGTTAATGAGAATTTGAATGTTAATGACAATGCAATATCCGCTGCAGCTGCAAAACAGAATGCTTTCTCAGTTTATCAATCCGAAATAGGAATGATAACTTCCCATATTTCAGAACGCCTGAAACAGGACATTGACGACTACAGCGAACCCTGGGTGGTCGAAGCCATTCAGATCGCTTCGGGTGCGAATGCCAGGAACATGAAATACATCGAGGCAATACTTTCCAGGTGGAAAACGACCGGGAAGGACGATGGTCGGAAAACCGCCGACCACTTTGGCGGACAAAAACGCGATTACCAGGGCAAGCAATCCCCGGAGTCAGTGGCAGAGCATAACCAGAAAGTGATCGAGGAGATGGTGCATGAACACAGCAAAAAAAGATCTTAAGACGGAAATAAAAACAGACCACGTTACCTACGACCATGTTTATGGATACAAGCTGGCTTGCATTGCGCAATTTTGGGAAGCGATCGGAAAGCCGGTGGACAGCAAGCAGCTAGCGGTTTATGCCAGGCAATTAGGGGACATTCCACTTGAGATACTGGAGCAGGTGGTATCCAACCTGCTGTCAACGCGAATTTATCACACCATTCCGACCATTGGCGAGGTGTGGACGGAATTAAGAAGATGGTTTTGCTCGGAGATTGGATATCTTATGGGTGACAAACCCATATCGGTTCCTGATATTAAGACACTGAAAAGACATTGCCGAAGTTGGCAACCGCCTGTGGGGAATAAGGATGCGGAGGCTGAGGCATGACCGAAAACCCGAATGCCCCCGATCCGCGAATAGGCGAAATCAGTAAAGCGCTGGACGAGTTTGAATTGAAAGTCCGTGCAGCTGAACGAGGTGTTTTTGATAAAAGTGACGAAAGAGAATTAATAAACCGCAGGTATGCACTTAGCGATGCCCGCTTTAAGTTAATGGATCTCGTAAGGAGATTGAAGAATCATGTCTGAAATGGATAATCTCATGGATACGATCGTATCGGGCGCGATGCTGGATCATGGTGCCTCGCCCAATAAACTGGTTGCCCAGGGTGGTTTCGTCCGGGGAAAGAATAAGCGCCAGGCAGTAAATATGCGCATTCTTTGGAAGAAATCTGAGGATCAATATTTGAGGGAGCATCTTGGGAAAGTTCCTTTCGAGGAGATCTCCAGGACTTTGGGGCGCAGCGAAAATGCATTAAAGGTCCGTATCGGGAGGAAAGGCTACACCGCACCATCCAAGATCGATGGGTGGGTGAGCATGTCCCGCGCCGGGAGTCTGCTGGGTTTGGATAGCCACAAAGCAAAGAACTGGTTCAGGTTGGGCATATTACCAGGGCAGATCGCGAACACAAAGAACAGTTATGTTGCGATCATCAATATGCAGGATCTGAAGCGTTGGGTGACCCGACCTGAACACTGGCCATATTTAAAAGTTGAGCGGATGCAGCCGGGATACCTACGGCGGCTGGTTGAAAAAGCCCAGGCACGTTGGGGGGATGAGTGGCTGAGTACGCGCCAGGTTGCTGAAATGCACGGACTGCCTGATGCAAAAACGGTCATGGTCGACATCAAAAAGGGCAGGCTGCCTGCCATCCAGTGTCCACATATGGACGGTTTGCGATGGCTGTGCGATGAGAAGCATGGCGAGCAGCGTGATCTGCCAGGAATGCCCGCTGGTGGAGTTCTTAATTGACCTGTTGAAAAGAGTTGAAAAAGGAGAGATGAATAATGGGAAAATCTAAAATTGATTGGACAGATTATACCTGGAATCCAGTTACTGGTTGTACAAAAGTAAGTACAGGTTGTCTTAACTGTTATGCGGAGCGGCACGCAAAACGCTTTTGGGGTGAACGAAAATTTACAGATGTGATATGTCACGAAGACAGATTGAATTATCCTTTGAGCATTAAGAAGCCGTCAAGGATATTCGTTAATTCCATGAGCGATTTATTCCATGAGAAAGTGAATAGCGAGTTTGTATTTCGGGTTATAGATGTAATTCAGAAGTGTCCACAGCACCAGTTTCTTGTTCTTACAAAGAGACCAGGACGCATGAATTTCTTTTTCAATAAATTATGTGATATGCCCTTAAACAACTTAATATTGGGCGTCTCTGTTGAAGACCAAGAATCTGCGGATTATCGTATTCCATTGCTCTTAGATATACCTGGACGATGGTATAAAACAATAAGCGCAGAACCGTTGCTTGGACCCATTGATATGCAGAAATATATGCACGAGATTGAGTGGGTAATTGTTGGCGGTGAGTCTGGTATAGGAGCAAGACCTATGAAAGCTGAGTGGGCAGAAAGTTTACAGCAACAATGTAAACTTACTGGCACGGCATTCTTCTTCAAGCAGTGGGGTGAGTTTGATGAGTTTGGGATCCGGGTTGGCAGGGCAGCTGCAGGGCATCTGCTCAGAGGGGTGGAATATCATGAGTATCCAAAAGGTTTCTTTATGGGGGAGAGAGAAGAATGAGCGAAAAGACAGCAGCTGAAATCTGTGAAGAATGGATGGCGAAGAGGTTCGAGCATTATTGCGAATTTCTCAGAAAGAAATACGGCGGGGTAATGAAAGAACAATACTGGTGGCAGTCAAGATTTTTGGATGATCTTCCCAAGAAATGGAGTCGAGCCAGGGGGGAAGCAGAGGACATCATCTGGAGAGAATACATTGCTCCCAAGCTCGAAGTCAAACTTCCACCGCAACAACTGCGTTTGCGTGAATTTCTACCAAAGGATGCAGCATGAGCGAACTTGAAGAGGATCTTTTATGGAATATGCATGTGGCAGGATTGCCAATTCCAATCCGGGAGTACAAGTTTCATCCCACACGCAAGTGGCGTTTCGACCTGGCGTATCCTGATCAGAAGATAGCCATCGAAGCTGAGGGTGGAACGTGGGTGCAAGGACGGCATTCTCGTGGCGTTGGATTTCAAGCGGACTGCGAAAAGTACAACACCGCGACTTTGATGGGATGGCGGGTCCTGCGCTTCACCAGGGCAATGGTCGAGGGTAATGCGGCCGAGACAATCAAACAATTATTGGAGGAGGCAACAGTATGAGAGCAAACATTATCAATATCGAGGGAAACATTGCCAATTGTGGCCAGTTTTCGATCGTTGATGGAGCGCTACACAATGGTGTGTTCAAGATCGGGTGGGACGAGCAGCAATTGCTGGATCTGTCATGCCTGTTGAGCTGGTGGCGGCAAAGCAGGTTTGAACAAGAGGTGACCGAGCCGGGGGTGAAAACCGAGGTATGGTTCAAATATGGAGAAGCGCCAGCGCCGGACGAGGTGGCGACCCCATGAACATAATCAAGATCGAGGTTGACGTTTACCCAAAAACATGCCACGAGTGTACGATGTGCATATTTGATGCTGAGCATTACGAGACTCGACTGAAATCTGACAAGGAGATTGTTTTTTGAACGATACTAAAGCTTCTTACTCTGCACGACCTGATGGAAAACTTACGCTGCATGAATTCTTTGCGCTTGTGCCCAACAACCAACGGCAGCAACTTGAGGATGATATCAATGCCATACTGAAATCGGGATTTGGGGATCTGACATTCCATATTTTCAATGGCAAACTGGATTATTGGCAAACCTCGCCTACCAGGAAGATCACTAAAACCTGATGGGTAAGAGCTTGAAATAACTTGAACAAGTATGCTATAATGTGATCACATAAGTTTCTCAGGAACTCTGAGGACTGGTATTAACCAGCCCGGAGTGTGCCTCAATTTTGAGGTATGCTCCGGGCTTTTAATTTTAATTTGCTTAGGAGGCATAAAAATGATAATTTCGTTCACACCAGAGGTTATAGCGGGGATTTGCGGTCTCGCCCTTTCGTGGTTTTGGGCGTGGTTCCCCGGTGCGAGGACCTGGTATGCAGCTTTGAAGCCAGCCTTGAAATCCGGAATCATGCTGGGATTGCTGGCGCTGTTCTCGGTAGGAATCTATTTGCTCGCTTTCTACGGAGTAATCGCTACCACGGAGCCAGTGACTGTGATGCGTTTGGTAATTGTCTTCTTCATCTCGACGACAATCAACCAGACAACCTATCGAGTTACTCCGGAAGCCAAAGACGTCATCGCGATAAAGAACGTTCGTACTGCAGCTCTTGTTTCTATTGCTCCCAAGGCCGCCGTAAGTGAAGTAGTAAAAGAGATCAAATCCGAGAACGCTTAGTTATTGAGTTCTTGGATAAAAGGCCTGTAAAGTAATTTCTTTGGCTGGCTGTTAATTAGAGGTAGCAATGGCGGGCCATACCACTGCAGAGCAAGGATGCCTATGGATACACAACAAATAATTGGAATAATCGGGGGTATCGCTGGTCTTGGCACAGCGGCGGGCGTGATTTTTGACCGTATTGTGACAGGTAAGCGATTGGCCAAACAATCTGATTTGGAGCAGCAAAAACATGACCTGGAAGAGCTTCGGGTAATTATTCAAGAATTGCGTGAAGAAAATAAGCGCTATCGGGAGAACAATGGTGATTACATGGAAAGACTGGCGCAGTTAGAGCGAGAGCGAAAAGACCTTGATAAAAAGATTGCCACTCTCGAAAATGAGCGTAAAGACCAGGCGAGATTGCTGGAGAAAAAAGACAGAGAAATCAACGATCTTAACCACCGATTGGAATTATTGACCTGCGAGGTCGATCGTTTGCGGGATTTACTGAAAGAGAAAAAAGACAAATAGGCTTCATCCTTTTCCTCCTGAAGCGGTGGACCGTAGAGCACAAATCTACGGTCCACCCAAGGAATAGTTTGGATCGAGAGGTAAGGTAACTTATGGGCATGGATAATTGGGTTATTGGCTCATCTACATCACATTGGACTGGCAAAGTTGACTTCGTAAAAATGTACGCTGCCGGTGCAAGGTTCTGGATCGCAAAAGCCACAGATGCTTATAAGGTCAGCGGCGTACAGTTTGAGGATTCGCTTTTTAAACAGCATTGCGAGGCTGCATTTGCGAATAATCTACTGCTGAAGGGGTGTTATCACTGGTTGCAGGCTTCAGTTGATCCCATTGTGGCGGCTGATTTTTACCTGGAACGGTATAAGCGTTATCCTTTCGAGTTTCCCCCCATCATGGACTTTGAAGAAACCAGCGTTCGTGATACGGGGAGGTTTTCAGATTATGCCTGGCGGGCGCAAATGTGGTGCAAGCGGGTTGAGGAAGTGACAGGGCGCAAGCCGATCATTTATACCGCGAAGTGGTTTACCAATTATTTCAAGACGGAATTTATCAGCTGGATGAATGCCTACCCGTTATGGGTGGCAGATTATACCTGGTGGGCGAACAACGTCACCAAAGCGCCTTACTACATGCCATCGAATGTTTGGAGCGATTGGGCCTTCTGGCAGAATTCTGCGGACGGTAACAAACGCGGTAAGGAGTTTGGCCAGGAAGCTGCGGATGTTGAGCTGACCTTTTACCAGGGCGATTACAGCCAGCTGCTGGAATGGTTGAAGGTCGAGCCTGAACCTGAACCAGAACTGCTGACCCTTGAAGGGTTGGGGAAGCGTGTTGATAAGCTCGAGGATGCGGTGTTTGGATGAGTGAGAAGATCTCTTTTCACGCTTATCTTCCACCTATTCAGACTGCGATCAAGATCAGTGGGAATGGGGATGGCGCACGGGTGCAGTTTGACATTCCTGAGCAGGCAATGGGCGAGTTCGCACCGCTAATTCTCATGCGGGGGAAGGCGGTTTTGGTCACGGTGGAAGTGATCGATGAAAAGGAACGTCTGGAATATAACAGGTTCGGTTAAATGCTGACCAAAAAACAAAGTGTGTGGCTAGAAGAATACCTGCAGTGTTGGAATGCGACCGAGGCTGCTCGGCGTTGTGGTTATGCACACCCCAACACACAAGGTCCGCGTTTGTTGGTAGATGTTAGTATGCAGGAATTAATCAAAGCGCGGATCGCGGAAAAAGCCATGTCAGCGGACGAGGTTCTATTGCGAATTTCAGACATCGCCCGTGGCTCTGTTGAAGATTTCATGACCCTTGAAAACGATGGCAAGCTCGGATTTGACTTCAAGAAATGCAAAGAGCAAGGGAAGCTGCACTTGATCGATTACATCAACCCGAATGCCAATGGGTTGCGGGTTCAGCTGCACGACCGGATGAAAGCACTCGAATTGCTGGGGAAACACCACGGCATGTTTGATGATAGCGGCGCAGGTTCTGATCGCGATGAAGCTGAAATCCCCTTCTTCCAACTTCCAGCTTCGGCGATCGCCGGCTCATTCTACGATGTATACCGTGACATCCATGCCCACGGGAATACGGAATACGTTTTCAGGGGGGGGCGTGGATCCACGAAATCATCATTCGTTTCCGAGGTGCTGATCGAGCTGCTGGTCAACAACCCAGAGTGGCATGTTCTTGTTGCGCGCCAGGTGGCAAACACGCTCAGGGATTCGGTTTACTCGCAGATCATATGGGCGATCAATTACCTGGGATTGTCTGAGAAGTTCAAATGCACCACGTCCCCGTTGGAGATCCAATATATCCCGACTGGCCAGACGATCTATTTCAGGGGGGGGGATGACCCGCTGAAGATCAAGTCCATCAAGCCGAAGTTCGGGTATATCAATATATTGTGGTTTGAGGAGCTGGACCAGTTTCATGGCGAAGCGCCGGTGCGTTCGATAGAGCAGTCCGCTTTACGGGGTGGAGAACAGGCATATATCTTCAAGAGCTTCAACCCGCCGGCTTCCAAAAACAACTGGGTGAACAAGTGGCTGGCAATTCCACGTGAGAGCCGGTATGTGCACAACAGCGATTATCGCAGTGTGCCGGTGGAGTGGCTTGGAAGGGCGTTCATTGACCAGGCTGAATTTTTGAAGGAAGTCAACCCCAACGCATACGAACACGAGTACCTGGGGATCGCCAATGCAATGGGCGGCTTGGTGTTTGCGAATGTGGAATGCCGGCCTATTACGGATGGAGAGATAAAGGCGTTTGACCACATATTGCACGGATTGGACTGGGGCTACTTCCCGGATCCAGCACACTACGGCAAGATGCATTACGATGCTGCGCGGATGACACTTTATATTTTCGGAGAATATCGCGGTTGGAAACACAGCAACAAAGTTTTGTACGACAACATTGTAGAAGCCGGTTATGACCCAGCCCAGCTGCTGATCCCGGATAGCGCTGAACCGAAGTCCATTGCGGATTTCAAGTCATATGGGGCATATGTGCGCGGAGCTGAGAAGGGTCCTGAGTCGGTCAAGTACAGCATGAAGTGGTTGCAGTCGCTGGTGAAGATCGTGATCGATCCTGTGCGATGCCCGTATGCATCACATGAGTTTTTGAACTATGAGCATGAACAAACCAAGGATGGAGAATATATATCCGAATTCCCGGACGAGGACAATCATGCGATTGACACAGCGCGCTATGGCACCAATCTTATCTGGAGACGGCGAGGACAATAATGTTCAGAAAAATATTTGAGTGGATCAAGGAATGGGTGAACAAAATGATTGGAAATCAGAATGTTAAACAGGCATTAAGCGTTGAAGTGGCAGTCAGTACGCCTATGGCAGAGGCGTTGGATCTGTGGACGCGAATGTATGAGAATAAAGCGCCCTGGTTGAACAGCAGTGTTTACCGGTCTGGTCCGGAAGATGTGTACAGTATGAACCTGCCGGCTGCAATTGCCGGGGAGATCTCCCGGGCGGTGACCATTGAAATGCAGGCTGACTTCAGCGGTAGCGTGAGAGCGTCTTTTCTACAAGGCGAATTCGAGCGTGTACTGGTCAAGCTGCGTGAACAGGTTGAATTTGGTTGTGCGAAGGGCGGGTTGGTATTCAAGCCTTACCTCAGCAAGGGCCGGCTGGCGGTTGATTTTGTGCATGCTGACCAGTTCTACCCGGTCAGTTTTGACCAGGATGGTGACATCACTTCTGCTGTTTTTGTTGATCAAAGGCAGGTGGGCGAACAGTATTTTACCCGCCTTGAGTATCACAGTATGACCCCGAATGGATGCCAGGTTGTGAACCAGGCATGGCGTTCAAACAATAAGGATACATTGGGAAGCAAGGTATCGCTGGAGAGTGTAGCAGACTGGGCAGCGATAACGCCAGAAGCCACCATCACCGGGGTTGAGCGACCCCTGTTTGCTTACTTTCGTTTCCCGTTGGCCAACAACATCGATGCCAGTTCGCCATTGGGCGTGTCCTGTTACAGCAGGGCGGTTGACCTGATCAGGCAGGCAGATCTGCAATGGTCGAACTTGTTGTGGGAATTTGAAGCCGGCCAGACGGCCATTTTTGTGGATGACCTGGCATTTGGCAGGAACGCAGACGGCAAGGCAAAGTTACCCCACAAACGCCTGTACCGGAATCTTCAGGGGGATGGCAATATCGGGGACGGAGGTAGTTACTTCAAGGATTGGTCACCGACTTTGCGGGATGAGAGCATCCTCAATGGGCTGAATGCCATCCTGAAGCGCATTGAGTATACCTGTGGGTTGGCTTATGGAACTTTGAGTGACCCAAACACGGTTGATAAGACAGCTACGGAAATCAAGATCAGCCGGCAACGGACCTATGCGACTATCACGGACACGCAAAAAGCCCTGGGTAATGCGCTCGAGCAGCTGGTGTGGGCGATGGATATGTGGGTGAGCATCGGTCAGCTGACCCCCCAGGGGAATTATGAGGTCACGTTTCAATGGGATGATTCTGTTCTTGTTGATAAGGACGCACAGTTCCAACAGGATTTGAGGCTGGTCGGGCAAACTTTGATGGGCAAGGTTGAATGGCGCATGCGCAATTTTGGGGAGAGTGAAGCCCAGGCGAAGAAGATGCTGCAGGCGATCGCAGATGAACGAGAGCCGATGACGATACCAGGCGAGGAATAAGCGCAGGATGCTGACTGCTGATCAGCTGGATGTGTTACCGGGTCCGATTTTGGAGCTGTATGAGCGTTTTCATACTTCCATCATCGAGGATATTGCCAGGCGGGTTGCAGGGCTGAATTATGCGTCTGCTGCATGGCAGGTGCAAAGGTTGAGCGAATCCGGACTGCTTTATAAACAGATCCTTGAGCGAATAGGCGAGATCACGGGGCAATCTGATGCGGTGTTGAGCAAGATATTCAAGAGAGCCGGCGTGGATGCGATGGCGTTTGATGACGCGATCTACAAGGCAGCAGGGCTGAAGCCACTGCCATTGAACCTGTCTCCCCAGATGATGCAGCTGCTGGTGGCCGGGTTGAACAGGACGGCGGGCACAATGCGTGGACTGATCCAGACTACAGCGGTGTCAGGGCAGGAGGCTTTTTTGAATGCGTCTGACCTGGCTTATATGCAGATCAGCACGGGCACTTTGGATTACAACACAGCCATCCGGGAAGCGGTGAAGGAGGTGGCTGTTAATGGGGTGGACGTAGTGCATTATGCCAGCGGACACAGGGACAGGATCAATGTGGCCATGCGGCGGACGGTTTTGACAGGGGTGAACCAGACCGTGGGTGAGATGCAAATAACACGCGCTGAAGAAATGGGGACCGAACTGGTGCAGACGAGTGCGCATATCGGGGCAAGGAACAAGGGCACTGGACCGGCAAACCATGAGGGCTGGCAGGGGAGGGTGTTCTCGCTCAAAGGCGGTAGCAAGAAGTATCCGAACTTTGAGGAGGAGACGGGGTATGGGACGGTAACGGGGCTCGGAGGTGTCAATTGCCGGCACAGCTTCTATCCTTGGTTTGAGGGGATCTCGCAGAATGCATATGACCAGGCGACTTTGGATAATTACGCCTCAAAGACGGTGACGTACAACGGCAAGGAAATGAGCTTCTACGAGGGGACGCAGGTGCAGCGCAAGCTCGAGCGGGAGATCAGGGCGGCGAAGCGGGAGGCAGCTGCGGTGGATGCAGCCGGGTTGGACAACAGCGGGGAGTTGCAGAAGGTGAGAGACCTGCAGGGGGATATGAGGGAGTTTACGAGGCAGACGGGGTTGAAGCGGCAGTATGTGAGGGAGCAATCTGTCTTAATACCTAAGTTGGAGAACATTTCAGAAACAGGTAAAAAAATCGAATTCTCATCCTATGACTATCAACACATTGCTAATCTTGGGGATATTCAAAGTAACTTCCAGGCTGATGATATTGGCAGAATGTTTGCTACGCAAAGACCAGTAATTTATAATCGTTATGCTGCCAGTCATTTGACAGGTGATACCCATCGAAAAAGAATAAAGTGGTTGGAAGAAAACCAAGAAGGATTGATCAGAGCAATACTAAGTCCTGATTTTATTGAAAGAAATATTAGACTGCGAGATGATGGACATTTTTCGATTACTTTGATTTCAGAATTGTTTTCTGGCGGCAAAAAAGAAGGTAGATTTATAACAGTGGCGATAAGCTTGAGTAAGAATATTGAAAAAGGTTACCACCAGATTACAACAATCCACCCTGCAAGCTGGGAAGATTTATTCTATGTCGACGGAGAACTAAAGAAAAAATTTATTAGAATTAAATAAAAAACCGGCATTTAACCGGTTTTAGGTCCCGTACACCGTGCTCGAGGTCGGCATCGCTCAATGGCAGTGGGGGGAGCCTTCCCACCTCAGAACCTATAAGTAGTATACAACATTACCAGGCAAAAATCAAGCGGTGGATGTGAAAGTTTCTCTTCCAGGTGACAAACAATGGGAATACATGACAGTTGCCATTTCCCTTTCTAATCTCACTGAAAAGGGTTACCACAGAATAACCACTATTCATCCAAAAAAATATAGGGATTTGTTCTATGCAAATGGCATACTTAAGGCTAAGTACAAATGGGTTAAATAAAAAAAGACTGCTTCCAGTCTTTTTTTTGCCCCGTAGCCGGTGCGCCACACCCGGATCGCTCTAAGACAGTGAGGGGCGTCTTCTCACCCCAGGGCAAATATAGTATATCATATTTGAATGTGGAATTCAACCTTGACGAATTCATTTTGTGGGTTGCTTTTTTTGTAGATAGTATGCTATAATTTTGGAGTAAGTCAGTACAGCGCCAAACAAAAAAGGCGCAACCGGAGTGATAGGACTGGAGAACCAGCCACACTTTTTCGAGAGAGAACTCTTGAGATGGTGTGGCTTTTTTGTTTAACTGTTGTTATCCGCCAAACGTAAAAGGGTGCGGGCATTGGAGATGGAACCTCGTAAAAACCGTAGATGTGATAAAGGTGGTTGGTAAAGAGCCAACCATAAAGGAGCAAACGTGAAAAGAGAAGAATTAAAAGCATTGGAATTACCGGACGAGACAGTTGATGCCATTATGAAGTTGCATGGCAAAGATGTTGAAACGCATAAATCGCAGCTGGTTGAAGCTGAAAAGCTGGGCAAAACCTTGCAGGGACAGCTTGACGAGGCGAACAAAGCGATCGAAGGTTTCAAAGGCATGGACGTTGAAGGCATCAAGGCTGCTGCGGATGATTGGAAAGCAAAGGCGGATCAGGCAAAAACTGAAGCTGCGGAAGCGATCCAGAAGCTGAAGTTTGAGCATGCGCTGGAAGGCGCACTGTCCCAGGCAAAGGCTAAGAACCCGAAGGCAGTGAAAGCCCTGTTGGACCCGAATGGCTTGAAGCTGAACGAGGCGGATGGATCCGTTATAGGTCTGGCTGAACAGCTGGAAAAGGTCAAGTCTGAGAATGAATACCTGTTTGACTCCGAAAAGCAGGTTCCCGTAATTGTTACGGGGGCCAGTGGCAAGTCTGTCAATTTGGACTCAGTGGCAATGGCTGCGAGGAAGGCAGCTGGATTGTCTACTGAATAAAACATATATAAAAGGAGTTTTTTATGGCAACCAGTTTTGATTTAGTAACAAAATTTCAACCGATCCTGGATGAAATTTATAAACAGGCATCCCTCACAGCGCGCATGGACGCACCCACCAAGCCCGTCGATTTTTTGGGGGCAGCAGTAGTCAAGGTATTCAAGACCGCGATCGTGGGGCTGGGCACCTATTCCCGTACCACGGGTTACCCCGTCGGTGATGTGGTAGGCACCTGGGAAGCACTGACCCTGGCAGCCCAACGCGGGCGCGAGTTCTCGATCGACCGTATGGACGATGAGGAATCTCTCGGCATGGCTTTTGGAACAATGGCTGGGGAATTCATTCGCACCCAAGTTGCGCCTGAGGTTGATGCGTATCGTTTCAGCAAGTATGCGTCGTGGTCTGGCGTTCAGCAGGTTGGCACGCCGGCAACCCTGGACAAGGACACAGTGATTGCTGCCTTGGATGTGGCAAAGGCTGCATTGAACGCACAAGAAGTGCCTGCTGAAGGGCGCATCCTGTACGTTTCAAACACAGTATTGAGCTTCATCGAACAGGCAATTACCCGTACCCTGGCGAGTGAGAATGCGGTTGATCGGCGCGTGCTGCGATTTGATGGCATGGATGTGATCATGGTTCCGCAGACACGTTTCTACAAGGGGATCACCCTTGACGCAGGCGGATCTAGTGATGCAGGCGGTTTTGCCAAGACCGTATCAACCGGTCGGGATATCAACTTCCTGATGCTGCACCCCACAGCGGTGTTGCAGGCAACCAAGCTGGCAGCTCTGAAAATTTTCAGCCCGGACGAAAATCAGGATATGGACGCCTGGAAGGTGCAGTACCGTCTGTATCATGACGCATTCGTTTATGCCAACAAGGTGAACGGGATCTATTCCCACATCAAGGCGAGCTAAGCATGATCAAACTGATCAATAACGGGGTGACCATCTCGGTCACCCCACTGGAGCTTGACTGGTATCTGAACGCTGGTTATGAACGGGTGGTTGGTAAATCGCCAACCACATTGGTTGGTAAGTCGGTGGACGATGCTGGCCAGGAAAAAGACAAGTCAGATCTGTCAGAAATGACCATCGCAGCATTGAGGAACGAGGCGAAGGTGCGTGGTTTGAGTGGATACTCGAACCTGGCAAAAGATGACTTGATCGCCTTTTTAGAAAAGGAAGGTAAATAATGACTTATGAACAGGTTCGTGGTTCAAACTGGATGAACCAGATCAACAATAACTTCGCACTAGTTGAGCCTTTGCTCGGTGGGGCTGCTGGACTGGGCGTGCTGCGGGTGGCGCGGTATTTATTTGACACTGCGGGAGATGACGCCAACGGTGTTTCCAATAAGACCGCTGCTGCTCATCCTACTGGAGTTGTGCTCCCTGCTCATGCGATTGTAGTCGGCGGATTCTTCGATGTGAATACCGTGTTTACATCAGCTGCGAATACCGCTCAGATTGCAATCCATGTGGTTGCGGCAAACGATGTTCAGACAGCCGCTGCAGTTTCCGGCGCACCTTATTCGACTATTGGTCGGAAAGCAATTGTCCCAAAGGCAAATACTCCTGAGAGCACCTCTCTGAAAACCACGGTGGATTCTGCAATTACGTTGACCGTTTCAGTACAAGCATTGACTGCTGGGAAGTTGACCGGTTATTTATATTATGTTGAGGGGATCGCTTCAGCATAGCCTTTTGGAAAGGAAAGAGTCATGGCAGCGTACATTGATTTTGATTTCTATGAATTCACCTTCGGTTTAACCGCAGGTGACGTGATCAACTGGATCGTATTTTAGTACCAGTAGAAAGGTGGTCCTGGTATGGCTGGTTATGCAGATTACACTTTTTATATTAACACCTATCTTGGCATATCGATCGCCTTGGCAGATTTTCCGCGCCTGGCAACCCGGGCAAGTGAGATCATTGACCGGCTGACATACCGACGCACAGCTGCAATCATTGAGGCTGAAACTGAAAGTGATCTGATCACTGCTATAAAACTGGCCACCTGCGCGGTGGCAGACGAATACCAGAAAACAGAACAGCGCGCAGCGGAAGGTGGCGGGGTGATCGCCAGCGAACGACAGGGGCAATATGCGGTTTCGTATGTTGAAGCGCAGGATGCCAAGCTTTCAGCTGATGCGCGTTACCTGAATGCTGCCAAATTGTATCTTGGCCAGATAACATTGCTTTATGCGGGATTCTATGAAGACGAATTGCCA